CAGTTACAATATAATCGATCCTAACGTCTGTATTTGGATCTAATTTCTTACCAAAAAATCCATCACCAAAAAGAATTTCGTATTTTTCATCTTCAATCTCCTGAAGTAAGAAAACTTCAGAGTCTTTTGTAATTTTAACGATATTATCAACTAATCTATATCTTCTACCATCTCCAATCTCACCAGGTCTAAAAACAATGCTTCTAATAGTCGATGTATCAATAAATGGATTATCTAAAATGAACTTTTGCTCACTATGACCACTAACTGTAAATGCTTTTGATAATAATGTTCCTTCATATACCTCAAACTGCCCAAAATCAGCAACTCCATTCACAACTGCCACTGTTCTATCCTCTGGAATGGCAAAAGCATATGTTGTTCCAGAAGAATCACCAGTACAAACTAAACCTTTCCTTAAAGTAAGTGTATTTCCATTAATAACACCTGTTGAATCAGTAACACTAAGACTTACTGTGCCTTTTGCAGCAGTTCTTGACCTAGGAACATAACCAATATTTCTAGCAAGTGAAACAACGTTCTCTCTAAGAGTAGCAGAATCAATAAAAGACTCATTAACAACCATATTAGTGTTAAATGCAGTCTGATACGTATTATATGCTAATGTATCGATAAGAACCGACATGTTTGACCCCTCATAGTCAAAACCAGTAAAGTCGGTATTCGCTCTTAGGTAATCTTTAATAGAGGATTTGATATCCTCGTAGTCTAAATTTGTAAACTTGTTAGATGGCATTATCTTGTCGCCTCTAGGATGAAGGAAATTGCTTGAGCTGAGGATGTATCCCCAATAATATCATAAAATATTGTTACTCCAAATGCATTTAGGTCAGGTCTAGACTCGACTTCTACACTAACATTATTAACTCTAGTTTCATATAACTGAATTGTATTCTTAATTGTATCAGCGACTACAGATGCAGTTGCATCATCAATTAAATTGAATAAAGTATCTCTTATTGGCGATCCAAATTCAGCATTAAAAAACTTTTCACCAGGAAGTGTAAAAACACAATTCTTAATTGATGTTTTTATCGCATCTTCATTCTTAACAACAGTTAAATCATTCGTTACTGGATGAGGAGTGAACGAAAAACTGATATCTTTGAACGATTTTGAGGTAACCCTATTAGAAATAGGCATGTTATGGAGGCTTTAAATTTATTTATACGTATTAACGACAACTTTTTTTACAATTACTCAATTTCTCCACTTTTTTCGTCAATCCACTCGGTAACAGACCTCTCTTTTGGTGTTTCCCAGAAATATTCATCAGTATCTCCTAGTCTTCCCCAGTCAGTTCCTGCCTCAACTTGATATTCTATGGTAGAAACCTTAAAATCAGGTTTCTTTGGCATCTCAGGAGTGATAGAAAGGTCATATAAACGCATCCGATTGTTAGGATACAGTGCAAACTGCCCATTTTCGAGTGC